GGTACGGGACTTAATCCCAGAAATCATTGAGCAATCTGGCAAGAAGTGCAAGTGGCACAAGGCACAAGACCGCGCAGTCCCCACTTACCTCGCAAAAAAACTCGTGGAAGAGGCGAAAGAGTTTCAGCAAAACCCCTCCAACGACGAACTGGCCGACATCATGGAGGTGATCTATGCTATTGAACAAGCCATGGGCCTCAATCGCTATGCGAAGATGGGCCTGAAAGCATATAATCGCGGAACATTTGAAAACCGTATTATTTTAGATTGGGTGGACGACTGATGAATGTTATAGGTCTAGGGCGAGCAGGGTGCGCCATCGCCGATTGTTTTTCTAAATTTCCTCAGTATGAGATTTATAAATTCGATCATGGTATTGAGGGGAGCAACTGTTTTAATATCCCAAAGAAGAAATCCCACGAAGACTATGAAAAAAGCTTCCCAGATTTCAGAAAACGCTTGCAAACGATCTCCGGAGATGTTATATTTGTACTATGTGGTGCAGGAAGTATTACAGGAGCCGCTCTGAGGCTCGTAGAGCAACTCTCAGACGTTTCTGTGACGGTTTTGTACGTCCAGCCGGATCTCTCAATGCTAAGCGAAACTGAGGCGATGCAGGAGCGCATCGTAAACAACGTGTTTCAAGAGTATTCTCGCTCGGGCGTCTTCGATCGTATGTATCTGGTGGCGAATGCTGAAATTGAAAAGTGTATTGGGGACGTTCCTATCATCAGCTACTATGATAGCATCAATCAGGCCATTGTAAACACTCTTCATATGGTGACCGTCTTTAAAAATTCTGAGCCAATTTTGGGAACTTTTACCGAACCTCATGAGATTGCTAGGATTTCTACCATCGGTATTGTGGACATAGAAAAAAGTGAAGAAAAATGGTTTTATGACTTGCAAATCCCACGTGATGTGGTATACTATTATGGTATCAATGAGGATGATTTGAAGACTGATGGAACACTTTTCAAGACGATTAAGAACTACATCAAAGAGAAGGTGGAAGAAAAGATCAACGTATCCTATGGGGTGTACAAGACCAATTACAAACAGAAATATTGTTATTGCGTCAAGCACAGTTCTGTGGTACAATTATATATAAACGAACTAGACGATCAGGATATTGGCTGATCGTACTCTAACCCTAATGAAAGGAAACAAAATGGGTATTAACTTAGATAAGATGAGAGAAAAGCTAGCCACTCTCAAAGGACAAGGCGGCGATAAGGATAATTTTTGGCGCCCCGAAGACGGGACTCAAGCCATTCGCATTGTTCCCACAGCTGACGGGGACCCCTTCAAGGAGAAGTGGTTTCACTACAACTTGGGAAACACGCCGGGATTTTTATGTCCGAAGCGTAACTACGGCGACGAGTGTCCCGTCTGCGAATTTGCTTCTCAATTGTGGCGCGATGGTGTAGACAATAATGATGATGGAAGCAAGAAGGTGGCTAAGAGCCTCTTTGTACGGCCCCGCTTCTTTTCTCCTGTGATGGTTCGCGGAGAAGAAGACCGCGGCGTACGCATCTGGGGCTATGGAAAGATGGCTTACGAGAGCCTGCTCGGCCTCGTACTTAACCCCGAGTATGGTGATATTACTGATCCAGAAACCGGTACCGACTTGACGCTTACTTACGGTAAGCCTCCTGGCGCGTCCTTTCCACAAACGAAGCTCGTGCCGCGACGCCGAAGCTCCGAATTGTGCGAGGATATGACGCCGGAGAAGTGCGCAGAGCTACTTGATAGTATTCCAGACCTGGAAGGCATGTTTGAGCGCAAGACTCCCGCGGATGTGACCGCGCTCTTGGACACCTTCATGAACTCGGGGATAGAGGACCCCGAAGCGGTTTCGTCCGAAACCCAAAAGTTCGGTGGGACTTCTACAACCACTGACGAAGAAACAAACGCTGTTGACCAGGCGTTTGCTGAGCTAGGTGCTCTATAAACCTAGCCCTCCACTCCCGCAGGGAGGCCCGGGGTAACAGGGGCCTCACATAAAACTCACATGAAAGGAATAAAATGAGTCTAGCAGAAACTTTGAGAAACTTGAACTTGTCAGCGGACGCAGTAGCCAAGCTGTCATATGAGGAGGGCGTCGATGTGTTCGTCCACAACGAAACCGACACAGAGGATGGCCTCCGCGAAACCAGTACCGCTGAATATCTTGCAGCCCTTATTACCACCAAGGGTCTCACGGTTACCAGCGGATACACCAACGAGAACGTCTTGCAGGCGATGCGGGATAACGATTTGCTCGATGATTATGATCGTGGCGATTTTGCTTTTGAGGATTTCGTTGCGGAAGTAATCCGCGAGAGCCACTGGGACTATGAGTGGGTCTCCACCAGCACCGAGAGGTACGATCACAAGCGAGGCTTTTGTACCGTTTCGGCTAATGTTGAAGTGCCGGTGCAACAGCTAATTGAAAATGATTCAGCAGTCACTGGATGGAAGGTGTCCGTCCAGACAGAGAATGGGACTCTCTGTGTAGACTGCTAAGGCATCCCCCCCGCAGGGAGGCCCGGGGTTACAGGGGCCTCAAATATAGTGGAGAGAAAATGGCAAAGTCAAAATCAAAAGTAGGAACTGTATCAATAACCGATCTGCGTTCCCTTATTAATAAGGCTTCCGGTATGGAAGTCGCATACAATCTGAACGAGGAGAATCCAACCGAGGTCAAAGAGTGGATTCCCACAGGATCGCGTTGGCTCGATAGTATTATTTGTCGTGGCCATCTTGCGGGTATTCCTGTTGGAAAGATCTCGGAGATCGCTGGCCTAGAATCGACAGGGAAGTCTTTCATGGCTGCTCAGATTGCCGGCAATGCTCAGCGAATGGGCATGAATGTAATCTACATGGATGCCGAGTCGGCAATCGATCCGACCTTCTTGGAGCGCGCAGGTTGCGATTTGGAGACGCTTATTTACGTACAGGTCCAGTCGGTTGAACAAGTACTTGAAACTATTGAACAAATTCTCAATAGTGGATCGGAAAGAACCCTGTTTATTTGGGATTCGCTTGCGCTAACCCCGTCCATTTCTGACGTAGAGGGAGATTTCAACCACCAATCGTCGATGGCAGTGAAGGCCCGCATCCTCGCCAAGGGAATGTCCAAGCTAACTATTCCTATTGCGAACAGCCAGTCGACCTTTCTGGTTCTCAATCAATTGAAGACTAATATCACAAGGTTCCCTGCCGAGGCAATGACTACACCCTACGTCACGCCCGGAGGCAAGGCAATGATTTATGCCTACTCCCTACGTGTGTGGCTAACGGGGCGTAAGGCTAAGGCCAGCTTTGTTCTGGACGACAATGGTTTCCGAATTGGATCGGAAGTTAAGGTCAAGCTCGAAAAGTCTCGCTTTGGGACACAGGGGCGCAACTGTGCCTTTAAGATTCTCTGGGGAGAGTCCGTCGGCGTGCAGGATGAAGAATCATGGCTTGAAGCTATCAAGTCTTCGGAGAATCTTAAGCGCGCAGGAGCTTGGTATGCCCTGCTACATGATGACGGATCAGAAGAGAAGTTTCAAGGGTCTCATTGGGTGGAGAAGCTGCAAGATAAGCGGTTTAGACAGCGAGTGTTCGATATCATGCACGAAGAGATCATTATGAAATTCGACAACCGTACAGGAAATGCCGAAGATCATTACAGTTTAGACGACGAGTGACTATTTATTGGTAGAGGAAACCTATCATGAATTTGTCTAAATACCGACTACTCCAAATCATCAGAGAAGAAATCACCGCTATTAGCGAGCAATCTCCGACTATCGGCGATCTTCAAAAGCAGCGATCGCAAGATGCTCGGGCTACGACTCGCCGCGGCAAAGAAAACTTGGCCTCTCGTGGCCTCGACTTCGGCGTCCAGGGAGGGCCCGATGTCGAAGGGACTATCACCCCCGGAGAGATGAAGAGTGTAGTGGGAGCCTCTACCGCCGGGGAGAAGGCGCAGGAAAAGGAAGAAGATACCGCACTAACACAACGGCTCGCCTCCCTGCGCACGAACGAGGCCTCCGCACTGGAAAACGCGATCCGAGAAGAGATCGAGTTATATCTCGCCGAAGAAGAGAAGTGGATCCAAGGAGCCGAAGAGGATATCGAGAAGCGCGGCACCGAAGGAGTCTGCACTGGTGAATAGTTCAGTGGACCTTCGTGTCGTGCGGGCACCAAGAGATATAACCTCGCCAAGACTTTCCGAAAGATGCCAAAGAAGCGTAAGAAGAAGAAGTAAAATGAAGCTTTCAAAAAACAGGCTCAAAGAACTTATTTTAGAAGAACTTCATGAGGTTTATTCTCGTGAAGAGGT